GCGGCGAAAAGACCAAGGTGCTGGAAAAACGCAAACGGGAGGACCGCTTCTACCGAAGAAGAAGGTGCCCGAACCAGCATATCTTCTCAACGTCAGAGAGTTTCTCGCTGCCGAATGTAGAAGAAATCCTACATACGGGGAGGCGTGGCGGCGCGAGTGTGAAGCCCGCTACGTCCTCTCAAAGCCCCGTGCAGAGCGTGGACCATATCTTCTCGGTGTGGAAGAGAAGCGTGGAGCTAGAGCCAGAGCCGAGCTAGAGCAAGCGATTCTTGTCGAGTGGAAAAAGAAAGCCCCCTCGAAGGGGGGCTAACCCGAGCATGCCCTAACAACTCGGGAAGGAGAGAGGCAACTACGCTTCAATCATAGCGAGGTTTGCCTTCAAGCGCGGGTCATCAGGCGCAAATTCCAGAGCTTTTTTGCAATGCTCAAGTGCCTCGGCCTTCATGCCCAGGTGCCATGCTGCAATGCTCAGGTAGTCATGCGGCTTCTCTGTCCACACCGCAGGGTCCATTGTGTATACGTGAGCCTTGTCTTGGATGGCGAGTGCTGACCGAGCCGCTGCATAGCACTCGGGCCAATTGTGGACAGAGTAGGCCAACTCAGCCAGTCGCACCCAAGGCTCCCGTGTGTAGGGGGCTTCAGCGGTGGCGCGCCGCGCCCAGGTCACGGCAGTCCAATAGTCCCCTTTGGCCTGATATGCCTCCGACAGCAGGCGCATCGCGTAGCAGCGTTCGTTCTGCCAAGTCGCCTCGGGCATCTTTAGGTAGTGATTGAGCCGGTCAATGGCCTCATCCCATAAACGGTAGAACGTCAGTTCCCGAGCAAAGTAAAAAGCATTCCGAGGGCAGCGAGGGTCTTCAGCAACTGCCATCCTAAGCAGCGGAAGGTACTGTCCACGGCTCTTGGTCGGGTCCGGGTGGTGACTGACAAGTAATTCATCTGTGTCGGCATAGACTTCGTTGATTCGGCCATCCGGCACCGGGTATTCGTGGACCGGGTGGTGCCACCGATAGCCGTGGCGAGCATGTATCTTTTCGTATTTGAACCGGATGTTGTGGCCCCAGTCGAACATGTAGCGCAGTCGGGTCGTTTCTCCGAGCTTCCACTTGCGCTCAATTTCCTCGCGCCATCCCGGCTCTAGCACTTCGTCTAGGTCCAGACTGATGCACACATCAATGTCGCGAGGGATCAGCGCCAGCGCCGCATCACGCGCTTTGTCGAAACGCCAGGGCGTGATGCAGATGTCGTAGACCGCCGCGCCACACTCGGCAGCTTTGACTGCGGTGTTGTCCTCAGAGCCGGTGTCGGCAATCACGATCAGGTCAGCATCCTTTGCCGACGCGCAGAAACGCTCTACAAACTGTTCTTCGTTCTTGCTGATCGCATACACGGCAATCTTGTGCTTGCGATAGACATAGACGCCGATTTCTTTGTCAATGTGATGGGCGCGAGGATGCCCAAAAACATTGATAACTTGCTCATGCGTCCAGTTGTCAACCACATGAGCTTCGTATGGATTGCCGTCAAACTCCCCCTGGGGGTAGTGGCCCAAGGGAATGCTGATGATGACGGTGGTGCAGCACTTCTTGAGCTTGGCGAATACGTCCTTGGCTTCTTCGACCGTCATGTGCTCCAGCACATCGCCAAGAATGCAAAGGTCGTACTGCTCAGAAAAATCTAGCTTACGAATGTCGTCAACGATGACGTTATCGTATTTGGCCGTCAGGTTGTACTTCTCGACATACGGCGCCCAGACTTCCACCGCTGTCCATTCTTCACCCAGGTCAGGAAACAAGTCTTTGTAGGTGCCGCTGCCAGCGCCGACATCAACGACTGTTTTGACTTTAAGGTTTAGTGAACGAATGAAATCCTTGCCGCTTGTGCTGCTGAATGGCATTGTCTTATCCTATGAAAGAAACAAAGCGATTTCCGCTTCCCTCCTTTTTACCAGACCCGGCAGCACTTTGCCACCCCCCATTGTCCATTGCCTGAACGCATCTGCCGCGCTTTCCCAGTCGCCCCGGTTGGCTCGCATCCGAATCTGACTGCGCTGAAGATTGCCTAGGCCGGCATTAAAGGCAAAACTGACCAGAGCGTCAAAGCTGCCTTGACGGCCAGATACGCCGGGAACAAGTCGAAGAACACCGCGTTCAAAAGTGCCGACATCATTGCGGAATAGCTCATCGATCTCGGTTTTTGTCCATACGCGATTGTCTTCGGGCTTGATGTTGTATTCATTGCGAATCATCCCGGCGTAGCCTTTTTTTCGGACTACGGGCAATCTAATCTGTTCTTGGTAGAGAACGTGACCATACCCAATGGTCCAAATGTGGGCGGGGCAAAGGTAAGGCTTGCTTCTAAATCCCTCATACTTGTGCATGAGGTCTTCGCCTGCCTTGCTTAGTTTCACTTTTTAGCCCACCCACGCGATCCGAACCAGTAGCCAGTAATTCCCCCAAGAATGGCCATTTCATCGGCCGAAAAAATCAGATCGGCATACTGAATAATGTCGTCCATGCTTTGAATAAGCTGTGGATGATTCCACAGATACCACGCCATGAATGCATTGATGGCGACCAATTCAAACACGAAGATGTAGGTGACGGTAGGTCTGACGGTGCCGACGTAGTTCGCAACCCACCGGCTTGACTTCTCTAGCACTTTCTCATCGTGCTTTAGCGCCGCCTCGGTCATCCGGGCGTCAGTCTCCATCGCCACTTGTTCGGTGCGAATCTCCTCCATGCGAGCCTGGGCGGCAAAGCCTGCTGCGGCCAACTGTAGTTCACGCTCGGTCTGAACCTGAGCCAACTTCAGCTCATGAGCTTGATCTGCCTTGTTCTGAAAGTACTCAAGCAATTTGGGCAGGCCGGAGAGCAGCAAGCCCCCCAGGGTAGAAAGAAGCGACAGCATTTAAGCCCCCAGTGCAAAGAAGAACAGAAGCACCCCGGCTGCGCCCACGCCGATTGAGGCATAGAACAAACTCAGGGTGACGGCAAGGATGGCCGCAGAGGATAGGACGATGGCAAGTTGCAGCGCCATGCCGGAGTATGAATAGTATGAAGACTTGGCCTTGGCGGCGTCGCGCTTGGCTTCAGCGGCACGGGCCTTCTCCATGATCTCGTCCATGTCGGCGCGTTGCTTGACTGCCTTCTGTTCGTGGTTGGTGACTTCGTAGATGGTCGCCCGGACGTTCTTGGCCTGATACCACGCCCACAGGTTGTTCGACTCTATGGTTCCGTTGAGAACCGCAGAAGAGTTCCGTCCGGCAAAGTAATTTGTAACAGCAAGGAGTAGAGCAAGCAAGCTAATAGAAACCGCAGCAAGAGCCTTGACATGGGCTTCCCTCTCTGAACGGCTTGCGCCTTCCGGCGGCTTCCTGAAACTCATCTCTGCACCTTGTCGATTAGGTAGTAGCCAACTGCAATTAAAGCGGCGGCTACGAAGGCAATTGCTGCGCCGTATTTGGCGTTAAGCATGAATTCCTGCTGCCGCAATTTGTGTTCGCGCTCCTTCTTCTCGCGCTCTTTTTTCAGCCGGATGCGCTCCATGATCATCTCGTTGTAGACGTTCTCACCGTAGTGAGCGACGATCAGAATCTTGAGTTCGTACTCCTGCTTGATCAGTGCCTGCTTGTGCATCGTGATCTGCAAGGCTTCATTCTCAATGCTGTCGTCATGCAACAGCCGCTTGAAGACCGAGGGTTTTTTGTTGGCCTTCTCGTTGGCTAGACGGTTGAAGTCACCGAAAGCCCCGTACCATTTGCCGATCTGACCGGCAACGTCCTGAATCTCGCGGCCAGTGGCGACAAGTTTCTTGACTGCTCCGAAAGCGGCATTCGCTGCTGAGACTGCCGCAAGAATGCCAGTTATCGGTTCCATCACTTATCTGCTTTGTGATCTAGCTTGGCAAAGATTTGCCTGCAAATGTCCTTCAGTTCGTCTATGTCGCGGTGATAGGTGTCCTTGGTGACATAGACATGAGGCATCTCACGCAAGTCTTTATCAATGCGATTGATTGTGCGCGTGATGTTGTTAAGCACCCAACCGCCCAAGAATGCGGCCACACCAAAAATGCTGTTGATGAAAACTTGCGATTCCATTTTTCAACTCACGCTCCTGAAATGGTATCTGATGCGCTTCCGATTGAGTCTGCTTCCCTGCTTGAGGCTTCCGTATCAATCTCAATGACCGGAAGCCCTTGCTCTACAGACGTAGCAAATCGCACCCATTCTTCCTGAGTCTGCGACCACTTGAAGAAGTATCCCGGCTCTACCGGCATCGAGGGGCGCACCACCCATCCAGGCGGGAACCACCACACAACCTCTTGACCTTCGCCGGGAATCGGAGCTTCTTCGACTTCAATCCACCCTTCGGTGCCATCAGTCTCAGGTTTGGGAATAGACCCGTTTTTGGAATACAACATGGCTGACCTTATTTAGTCGGTAATGGTTGCGACGGTGGCGTGAAGTTGGCAATGTATCGGGCATAACCCTTGGTGATGCGAAGGTCGTCGATGTAGCCTGTGATAGAGCCAAAACCGGAAATTCCAATCTGCAATGGCCCCGCCACATAAGATGTTGGGTTCGCTCCGGAAAAAACTTGATTACCATTGACAAATGCCCTAATTGTTCCCGTATTTCGACTGATCGCAATGTGATTCCATGTATTAAATGAAGGCGTTGTCCCAAAGTTGTTGTCAATCGCCACGTTAGAACGAGCAATACCCCAATTGCCGGATATGCTCATAAAGATATTGAAGCCATTTGTCGTAGGGTTATAGACTGCCGTTCCTTCGCCTGATGTTGCTGTTTGATATAGCCAAAACTCAATTGTGAAATCACCTGGTAGCGCAAAGTTTTGGCTACTTGGGGCATACACACCGTCCCCCGTCCCATCAAGAAATATCGACCCACTACCGAACTTGCTCTGCGCGGTGCTGATCTGCGCGTTGCCAACCGTTTCAAGGTTGTTCATCTCGGCGTTGTCGATGATGCCTGCGTTGGTCATTGATAGAAGTAGACTGGTGCCGCTGATGGCCGTAAGGGGTGCGGTCGGCGGAGTGAAGGCCGAGGTGTATACGATGCTGTTGGTAATCCGAACATCAGACAAATTACCTACTAAATAAAGGGCGCCACTAACAAGAGCACCGGCGGCCATTGGGTTACTTGCATTTCCCGATGCGGGGGTATTGCCTGTTTTAGAAGCTGTGCCTGCGTTTACGCCATTGATATACAAATTTAAGTTGTTGCTTGCCTGCGATTGATCGTAAGTGGCTACAACATGATTCCACGAATTTAAGTTCACTGTTCCAGTAGTCGTGCCATCCACAACCCACGATGATGAAGCGGAACGAGAAATAAAAAATCGCAGAGTTCTATCTGCCTTCATGTAAAAAATAACGCCGGTCTGATTACTTGTGCCATTGGTGTTATCAATAATGGTTGACTCTTGCGCTACCGTTGGATATATCCATGCTTCAACAGTAAACAGGGCGCTACTTTGATGCATGAAGTTGAAACTACTGGTCGTTCCAATCCCGGCAAGGTAGTCCCCATTTCCATCAAAGTACCCACTCCCGCCATCAATGCTTGGCGCGTAGCTCGCCGTCGGTGAGAAAGGGCTGAAGCGTTGGACGCTTGTGTCGCCGTTGCGCGTGATGGTGAAGTTGTTGGTGCTCGCGTCGCGGAAGCGGTTGCTTTGGCAGGTCAGCAGACTGGTGCCACTAATGGCTGTAAGAGGTGCGGTCGGAGGAGTAAAGTTGGAAGTATAAACAGCTGTTCCGTTTACGATACGAACATTAGAGATATACCCGACATAAGGGTAATTTAGCGGTGAAACAGCTTCTGATCCTATGCCTAATGGGTCAGTAGAATTATAAGGAGTCCCTGCTGCTGATGCCGCTAAGACGTTTTCGACTCCGTTTACATACATACTCCATTTATTGCCGCTTCTTACTGCTGCAATGTGAGTCCAAGTATTAGTAGGTATTGCACTCGCTGTATTCGCGTTAACAAACCACGCGCTGCCAGTAGCTGATGCTGCTATACCCGGCCTACCGTTGGAAAGATTTACGATTACAGGAGCGTAATCAGTATTTGATGTTTGTCCTATCAAATATACTGCTGTGGGATGAGAAGTGGGATACAGCCAACATTCAATTGTAAAATCACCCGACAAATTGAATGCCGAATTTGCAGCCGCTGACAAATAATCCCCGCTGCCATCAAAGAAGTTCGACCAGTTGTTACCATACGGGCTAAAAGTGCCCTGCGTCGTGTTGCCGTTGCGGGTGATAGTTAAGTTATTGGTACTGCTGTCGCGGAACGTGTTGTTCTGCGCCCCATTGGTGCCGTTCCCCGGCAGCAACATGGTTACATAATTGAAGTATGGATCGCTTGGAGAAACGTTGCCAAGAAAACCAAAAGCTCTAGCAGAACCCGCCGCAAATGAATTTGGAATAGGCATTTTTTAATCCTTACTTGAACTGAACTTGTGCAGCCAAAACAGTAAATGTTGCACTTGCAGTTTTGATGATGGTGTAGGAATAAATATCTATTCCACTAGCATTGCCTGCGGTGGGCGCAACGCCTCCTTGCCACCTTGGCGTGATCGTACTTCCGTCAACTTGAATCACGTTGTTGAAGTAAGGTGTTGCCCCTTGGGTGACCATGAAAACAACGGTCAGTGTTTGCCCTGTAGACATCAAGGTGTTCAAACTTGTGCCACTAGACCCCCGTAAGTTCACCGTCCAATTTGCTGAAGCATTGGATGTGTAGTACAAAACAGATTGGGTTGTTACATCGTAGTTGATGGTTCCTGTCGCAGCAGTCGCCGAAACTGTCGTGACTTCTGCGACATCATTCAAAACCACGCCAAGGACACTTGACGAGCCGTTAAAGGTTTGAGTCGCGGTGTACGTTGACGCAACACTTGGGTCAACATAATCAGTGCCCGCTGTTGCAGCAGTAAAGGCAGAAGTGCCGTTGCCCTTAGCCAAGCCGGTAAGCGTTGTGGCTCCGGTACCTCCATTGGAAACAGCAAGAGTGCCTGTTACGCTAGTCGAAAGATTGAGCGTTCCGATTGCTTGTTTAAGCGATCCGAAAGTGTCAAAGGTGCCATCAGTAGTCCAAGTATCACCAACATTAAGCGTGACTTTTGCAATGGTGCGTTGAGTGCCGTTGTTGTCATACTTAACGGTGATAGTGACGGGCGCAGTATCTTTATTTTCTATCGTGATGTATTTAATGATTCTTCGATAACCGGCCGCAGGCGCACTAACAACCGAAACATCGGTCGTGCCTGACAGAGTTCCGTCCGAAGCACCCTCAATAAAATTCGTACTATTGTTGTCAGCCCATGCCGCTGTAAAGTCAGGATTTGTTGTCGCGGCAGCGCCGGACATTGAAACCTGAATTGACTTTGTGGTTGTGTCAAGAATTAAAGTGGACATGATGTTTTCCTTAAACAATAAACCATGTGAAGGCATTGCTGCCGCCACCGCCGCCGCCACCGCCTGCCGGGCCAGTGGGGCCGGTCGGGCCTGCGACCGTAGAGGCTGCACCTGTTGGCCCGGTCGGGCCTGTATTGCCAATGGAACCAGTCGGGCCGGTCGGACCAGGTGTCGTAGAAGTTGCGCCGGTAGGTCCGGTCGGACCGCTTTGTGTGTAGGTGACTTGAGTGGCCGTGAAGATAACGCCAGGAATCTGCGGGGAAACCGGCGCGGTGCCTGCGGGGACAGTCTGAATCGAAACTGCGGTGTTAGTAGCAGCCCAAATCATTTCGATGTAGTCTGCTGCCGCCAACTTCAGAACGAAATTGACTGTCATCAAACCATACCCGTCCACGCCGCCGTGACGCTGCTGAATACTCAGCCGGGTATCCGAATCGGGAATGTCGCCCGCGCTTCCCGCATTGTTCTTCCGCAGCCACACGTTGACATCGTGAATCTGCGTGTCGGTGTTGACGAACTGAATTGAGAACGTCAGGCTATAAGTGCCTGCTTGCGAGAACGTGACTCGGCTGTTTGAGACAACACTAATACCGCTTGAGTCAGGATCGGTGTTGTTAAGCGTGACCGAGTAAGCTGTATTTGCAGCCGCAGCGGTTTGATCTTGGGTAGACCAAAACGATCCCCAATATGCGACCGTACCGCCTGCGCCGGGGGTGCCTTGTGCGCCGGTGGGGCCGGTCGCGCCCTGTGCGCCAGTTGGCCCGGTTGGGCCTGCCACTGTGGAGGCTGCGCCCGTTGGCCCGGTGGGTCCGTTTGTGCCGTTGGCACCAGTCGGTCCGGTCGGGCCGGGAGTCGTAGAAGCAGCGCCGGTAGGACCAGTAGGGCCCGCCGTGCCATTAACCCCAGTCGGTCCGGTAGGGCCTGCAACCGTAGAGGCTGCTCCGGTCGGTCCGGTCGGGCCCGCCGTGCCGTTGGCACCAGTCGGTCCGGTGGGTCCGGGAGTCGTAGAGGCTGCTCCGGTCGGGCCAGTCGGTCCTGCCGTGCCCGCAACGCCTGTCGGCCCGGTAGGGCCAGGGGTCGTAGAAGCTGCGCCAGTCGGGCCAGTAGGCCCGGTCACTGATGTGCCACTAGCTCCCGTTGGCCCTGTCGGTCCTGCCACTGTAGAGGCCGCGCCGGTTGGCCCTGTTGGGCCGCTTAAACCAATTGATCCTGTCGGGCCGGTGGGGCCTGCAACTGTGGAAGCTGCGCCGGTCGGTCCCGTGGGGCCAGTATTGCCGGTGGGGCCTTGAATTCCGGTTGGCCCTGTGGGGCCGGGCGCACCCGCGCCAGTTGCACCTGTGGGGCCGGTCGGACCGGGCGCCGTGGATGCCGCCCCTGTGGGGCCGGTCGGGCCTGATGCGCCCGTGGGGCCAGTATTTCCTGCGGTGCCGGTAGGGCCAACAGACCCCGTAGGCCCAGTAGGCCCGGCCGATCCAACACTTCCGGTAGGCCCGGTAGGTCCGGCGGTTCCTTGTGCGCCAGTGGGGCCGGTGGGGCCACCCGCAGGGCCGGGAGCGCCCGTTGCACCAGTCGGGCCTGCAACCCCGGCATTTCCGGTCGGGCCGGTCGGTCCTGCCGTGCCAACACTTCCGCTAGGCCCAGTGGGGCCAGGACCGCCTTGAGCACCAGTCGGGCCGGTCGGGCCACCCGCAGCGCCCGGTGCGCCTGTAGGCCCGGTCGGGCCGCTACCCGTTGGACCAGTAGGGCCGGGGGTGGTTGATGTCGCGCCTGTAGGCCCCGTTGGGCCTGCCGTGCCCGCAGCGCCTGCCGGTCCGGTCGGGCCAAGCGTCCCACGGTCAATGATCGCGGTGATGTTGTTCGCGTCTTGTACGATGATCTTTGCCATGATGATGCTCAGACGTTGGTGATGCCGTCAGACCGGATCAGGAACAGCAGGAAGATGATGGTGTCGTCGGCAGGGGTAGACCCCGAGGCCGGAAAACTCACCTTGATTCGCCCTGAAAAGGCCACGGGGGACGAAGCCGCGATGTCTAGCCCCGCTTCTCCGGCAATGATTCCCCATGCGCTGTCGTCAAGTACGACAGTAAAAAACCCTGCGGGGTCGTCACGGTTGGTGATCGTAAGACTGATCGGGGTGGGGGTCGGGGTGTAGTTTCCGATGTTGAAGGTTAACCCGTTGCGGGTGTCGACAACATTGGTGACAGTTCGCCTGACAATCTGTGCGCTGATCGTCGCCCCCGTAAGATTGATGGGGACTACCGGGGTGCTGCAAGCGTCCTGCGCGAGCCGTATGTTCCAGTAGGTCTTCTGTTGGTAGACCAGTTCACCGGCAATGATCTGATTGTCAAAGCCGCTTACTTGTGCAAGCGTATTCTTGTTAAAGACGGCCATATTCGTTCCCTGTACTCAGGTTGTGACGCAGCCCACATTCTTGCGGGTTGCGAATGGATGGTGTCTTGTCTTGCTAAATTATGCCGCTAGGCGTCTGTTTCGTCACGCTTTTTTGCGGCGTCCATGTATAGGGAAAACAGCATCCTATACAAGTCTGCGTGCGTGAAGGTCTGCCCTGTCGGCTGACCCGTCTGCGGGTCTAGCATCGTCACCGTTGCCGCAGCGTCAAACTCAACCCCGCAACTTCCTCTATCGGAAAGCAAAACCGTATTGTCAAAAGCAATTGCCTTTTCCTCTTGGAAATAAGCCATTGGCGTTTGCCCCGTTGAGGCATGAGGGTTGACAACCGTAACGGCGCGGCAGCGCGTCCAAGTCGAGCCTTGAATTTGAGATTCTTGGTAGTTCATCATGCCGTCCATGCAGGGAGGAGGTAGATCGTTCCGTTAACCTCTATTTCCAACCAAGTGTTAGTGGTGGTGTTGGGTCCGGGCTTGTTGTTTGCATTGAATACAGCGGAGCTTGCGCCTGATGCAATGCCGGTACGCAAAGACAAAACACTAGTATTGATTGTGCTTTGCATCCTTTGCACGGTCAAATTCGGCACAACTGTGGTTGATGAGATAACCAAAGGCGCAGTGCCGGTTGCTACCGTGGTTTGAATCTGTCCGACTGCGGTGATCTGACCATTTGCATACAAAGCTCTTGTTGAGTCAGATGCTGTGAAGAATCCACCGTAACCCGACCCAATGCCTTGTCCCCTAACTCCTTGTCCACCCGCCACACCCCAAACGCCATAAGCACTAGAAGCTGAAGAAGTGTTGTCGCCGCGCACCCCTGCTGCGCCTGCGGTATTAGTCTCTCCATATACGCCGTTGATGGCATTTGGCACGCCCGTGCCATAAAGCGCAGCGAATTGGCTTCCCGAGGTAAACCCCGCAAAGTAACCCGTGCCGGACACGTTGATGTTTGCGGTAGAAGTGATGTTGCCTGCCGTGATCGTGCCCAGGTTGGCAGAGATGGCAGATAGTTGCCCGACCTTGAGGTTGGAAAGATATGGAACGTACCAAGTGGTCAGATTGGTTACGGGGTCATAGATGCCGTCGCTTTGGAACAGAGCTTCACCCGCGACGATGCTAGGCGGCGTGGCCTGCCAAGTCTCTGAGCCACCCCAACTATTGAATGGCGGGAACGAAGCATTGCCTACCGTGGTCAATGAAGCCGGGGTGGAGTTGAGCGATGTCAGCGTGCTTTTTGCGTAGCAGATGCGCGAGGAATTGCCTGCTGTTCCTGCGCCGCCGGTGCTGCCCGTAGGTCCACTGCTGCCAGTTGGTCCGGCACTTCCAGTAGGCCCGGTTGGACCTGTTGGCGTAACAGGCGTCCAAGTGAAAGCTATGCTAGTGGCCGAAAGTTGAGATGTTGAAACCTCATTGGCAACCGTAAAGGCAAAGTAATAGGTCGAATTGCCGACCACCACATTCGGAAATTTAATTGATACGCCTGCGCCAAATGCATTGTTATCAGGGGCGGTTTGATTGCCCCAAACTCGCCAATCAGTCTGTGTCGGCGTTGCTGATGTGGTGTAGTAAAGCGTAACTGTAGTGACTCGCACCGTAGTCGGCAACAAACACGTTACGCTGAACGTGGGAGGCGAAGTGCTAGGCGATTGATCGCTAAACGTCGGCGCGGCAAGTGCCGGGAAGTAATACCCAGACTGAAGATCGCTGTTCGGCGCAGGCGTGAACTGAGTGATGCTGAAGTCGTCATAGACCTGAGCGTTGTACTCATTCATCTCAATCCGCGCACCAAGGTTGCCATCGGGCAAGCTGGTTTCGTTGACCTTGAATACGCGGAACAGTTTATTGGTCCAGCCATAGGCTGAATTGGTCACGCTCACAACATCACCCGCATTGACCTGAATGCCGGTGTATGCGGTGTTGAACGAAACAATCAGGTCTTCACGGGCTTGCTCAAGCACTCGATTGGCAATGTATGTTGCCTGAACCGAGTCATTCAGCATTGAGAAGTTGGTTGTGTACTTGTTTACCGGCTCATTGGGGTACAGCAAGCCAGACGGTGTTTGTAGGAACACGGTGCTGGGCTTGTCCTTGTTGCCTTTCCACGGGAATGACGCTTCAATCTGATTGATCGATTGCGTCAAATCAACCGCACTGACGCGGATTTCGCCAATGATGTTGGAATCATCAAAGCTGAATGAAGAAGCCTCTGCTTTGTTGATGACGGGCGACCATTGACCCGTTTCGGCTTGATACGAAAGCCAAGAATCGCAAGCGGTAAGGATGTGATCAATGTTGTTGAGTACGGTTTCACCCGTATCCAGAACACCATTGATGCGATAACGCGCTTGAGTTGCTGAGCCGCCGCCGCTTGGCGTGTATGTGATGGTCTGATCAGAATAAGTATCAAGATCAGCGCAAGCGGTCGTATCGACGTTTGCAAGCGGAATTGCGCCGCCATAAACAGTGCTGACCAAATAATCACGAAGCGCAGAACCCGGCTTCGCCACTCCAGTGCCGTTGAGTGAATGATTGAGCTTAAAAGTGATTGGCTGCAAGCCTGTTGTGCCAGCATCAGTGTTGTACTTCAGATAAATGATGGCAAACGCCAAACCATTCATCTGCCGACCAGACGCAGGCCAACGCAAGCTAGCAGGAATGTCAGAGCCGCCCATCGCCACGTTAGGCGCAGACCCCATCACGGTTGTGATGACTCCAGCATCTGTCGATGTATAAAGATTGAAATAAAGATAGTTGTTGATCTTGGTGTCTACATTGCCAGCACCATCAGTAAGCGAAGCGACGCGATTAGTGCCAGGAGCAAATGTGATCAGCCGGTCGCCGTAGTAAAACTGCGTTGTGTCAAACGTGATCTGGCCGTTTGGCGAGACATGACTAATCGCCAAGACGTAGTACATCGCTTGGTTGTCGGTTGACAATACGGCATCGACAAACGTGCCGCCCATCCACGCCTCACCGTAGACAACTGGAATGCGGTTTTCCGAGCTTGGTGGAATTTGCTGGCGAACCCCGTTGTCTTGCTGCTTGGGCGCCTTTGCACCAAATACCCGCGTGACGGCATAAGAAACGGCAAAGTTAACGGCCATTGCAAAGACTGGATACGCGGCCATAAGGCCAGTGACCAATCCATAAATTTGCGCCGCAGCAATGACAATTGATGATGGCATTTCTTATTCCTTACAAAACGTCGATTCGATCCTGCGGAAGCCTCGCGCTTCGAGGTCGATAGCGGGACTGTTTGCCATGAGCGATGCGGTGATTATTTCTGCTCTGCCGTCTTCAATCAATTCTTCAGCATGCTTTCGGAAAAAGACAAATAGCTTGCCGCCCACAGTCCCGTCCCGATGATCGGGATGAACCCACCATGCCAGTTCTTTGACTTCATTGACACCTGGGCACCAAATGTTTGGTGTGACGATAGCCGCCAGCATTCCGCGTTTTTCGCTATCGATGCAAATGAAGCCGCGCCCGGCAATCAGGCTAAACAAAAACTGTTTGACGTACTGACTGTCATGGTTGGCCGCTTGTCTTAGCTTATGGATGCTTGACTCTGCGGCATAGTGCCGCATCATCTCTACGCAATCATCTAGGTCGAACTTGTTTGCCAGTCTGATCACGATGGGATTTGTTCATCAGGGATATTTACATCTCGCCCAGCACCGCCGCCGCCACCCGGATCGGAAATGCTGCCGCTGTTGGGCTTGCCGCCAAAGTCGAAGTAGGTGTTGGAAATCGCATCAACCCGGCTCATGGATGCGTCGCCGGGATAGATCGCCTGCCAGCTTGCCTTGTTGGTTTTAACGCCAGCAATCCGGTTCTCAAGGATGCGTCGCATGCTTGAGCAAGTGATAGTGCAAGTCGCAACGCGGGACCGAATCTCATCGTTCCAGTCCTCGGTGATGCTGACGTTGTTGACGATGCCGGTCCACCGCTTGAAGAACTGCTGAGTCGGCGTGGTGATGATCTGATTGTCTGAGTCCAAAAAGCCGCGCCACATCTCGACCGTGCTGCCCTTGATGTCGCTCGACAAGATCAACGCAACATTATTCGGGTCAATGCCGGCGAGGGAAATCGACATGTCAAACGATGTTGACTTGATGTCGCGCTGCACTTCGCCCACCAACAGCAATGACCCAAGGTTGCTGAAAGTGATTCCGCTGACCGTAACAGGGGCCGCGGCGTTACAGAACGTGTAGGTAGTCGTAGACGGCGCTTTGCCAACAATCAAGCGCACAAATTCCGCGTGTCGAATGTTTGCGCTGTTAAGCGCGGTCATCGTGGTGGTCATGGCGCGACATTCTCCCGGAACACAAACGGTTGATCCCAGTTTACAAACGCGCCGTTAGTCATAGGCGTGAGCGAATAGGTCGGGCAGACTTCGGCATAAACCGGGAAGTACACATCCTTGCCCACAGCAGTTAGCGTGCCAACAGAAGGCGTGCCGATAACAGGGCGGTGCAGATTCACGCTAACCGTTGAGCCAGAGCCGCGCAGCACTTGCTGCGTGACTTTGTAGACATAGCTGCCAAGCTGCAAAAAGTCTCCAGCAGCGAACACCACAACCGTAGAGCCGACTGCGGGTAGGTTGCCAACAGTGATGGTCT